TAGGTGAGCTACGTAAGGTTGTTGATACGTATATCCAGACACAACTCACAGAAGATACTAAAGAAGCACCCCAACAAGACGAAGAAGTAGATTGGTTTACAGACCCTGATAAGGCTGTAGATAGGGCTATTCAGAACCATCCTAAGATTAAGGAAGCTGAAGAAATTACCCAGCAATATCGTGCAAGTACAGCAATGGCAGAGCTACAGCGTAAGCACCCTGACATGAAAGAAATCTTGCAAGATACTAACTTTGCTGAGTGGATTAAAGCATCCAATGTTAGGACTAAGCTGTTTGTAGCAGCAGACCAGCAGTACGACAGTGAAGCCGCTGATGAGCTATTTAGCTTGTGGAAAGAGCGACAAACTATTGTGCAGCAGACTGCCGCTGTAGAGGAGCAATCCCGTAAGCAAGCAGTTAAAGCAGCTTCCACAGGCAATGCTCGTGGCAGCACTGAATCAGCACCTAAGAAAATCTATAGACGCGCAGACATTATTAACCTTATGAGAAACGACCCTGATCGCTATGCTGCTCTACAACCAGAGATCATGAAGGCATATGCAGAGAAACGGGTCAGATAGTATATCTTAGGAGATATTTATTATGACTGATTCCACATATCCCGCAACTGGCGGGTTCGTTGACAACACTAGCGCAGCTACTTTTATTCCAGAAATCTGGAGTGACGAGATTGTTGCAGCCTACCAAAAGAACCTCGTATTGGCAAACCTTGTCAAGAAGATGTCTATGGCTGGCAAGAAAGGCGACACGATCCATGTGCCTAAGCCTGTCCGTGGTGACGCTCACGCTAAAGCTGAGAACACTGCTGTAACGGTTCAGAACGCTACGGAAGGTGAAGTGCAGATCTCTATTGACAAGCACTTTGAATACTCACGTCTGATTGAAGACATTACCGACGTACAGGCTCTTAGCTCACTGCGTCAGTTCTACACGGAAGATGCTGGCTACGCTTTGGCGAAGCAAGTTGACACTGACCTGCACAGCTTGGCTACTGGCCTTGGTTCTGCTGGTACGTCTTCTACGACCTACCTGAATAACGGTGGTACGTTCTTCGTAGACGCTACTAACGGTCTTACAACTTACGCTGCTGACACGGTAACAACTGCTGACGTATTTACCGACGCTGGTTTCCGAGCTATCATTCAGAAGCTGGACGATGCTGATGTTCCTATGGAAAACCGTTGCTTCATCATTCCTCCTTCAGTTCGCAACACCATCATGGGTATTGATCGTTACGTAAGCTCTGACTTCGTAAACAACGGTCAAGTCACCAACGGTCAGATTGGTCAACTGTACGGCATTGACGTATTTGTTAGCACTAACTGCCCTGTTGTTGAAGCTGCTGCTGATAACTCTGCTTCTTCTGTAGACTCTCTGGGTGCCTTGCTGCTCCAGAAGGATGCAATTGTAATGGCTGAACAACTGGGAGTTCGCTCACAGACTCAGTACAAGCAAGAGTTCTTGGCTAACCTGTTTACTTCAGACACTCTGTACGGCTGCAACGTACTGCGTCCTGAGTCAGGTGTAACTTTGGTTGTTCCTAAGTAATAACCATTTAACTGGGGGCTGCTACGGTGGCCCCTAGTTTTATTGAGGTAGCTAAGTATGAGCATAGTAGCTAGTTTGGTCGGCCCAGTAACAGGGTTACTTGATAAGTTTATTGAGGACAAAGACCAGAAGAATGCTTTGGCTCATGAGATTGCTACCATGTCTGAGCGTCATGCTCAAGAGTTAGCTAAAGGTCAGCTAGAAGTAAACAAAGTAGAGGCAGGACACTCTAGTTTATTTGTTTCTGGATGGCGACCCTTCATTGGCTGGACATGTGGATTAGGCATGTTTGGTAACTTCATCACAATCCCGTTTTCTAACTTTGTATTGGCTCTAGCAGGTATAGACATTGTTATACCCTTAGTACCACTAGAAACTATGATGCCTGTCCTTATGGGTATGTTAGGTTTAGGTGCAATGCGCTCATTTGAAAAGACAAGGAAATAAGTAGCTGATGTCTACAGATTTTACTTTACCTGAAGACTTTGATGTCTTTGATATAGATTTTGGTGTAGACCTAACTGGTGTAGATCCAATAGATTGGAGTGATTTTGTTAATCCTTCACCTGGAGGAGGCTCTACTGTTACCTTGTGGGGAGGTATTGAGAATTACAAAAAATCATTAATGCAAGGCGCTAACTACTTTGACATTAATGACGTAGACAATGTAGACGATTGGTACAATAATGCGTTTACTAGTGCTCTTAGAGGCATGGGAGCAACTCCAGAAACTTATTTTAAGGCTGTATCTGGTACTCCTGAGTATCTAAAAACTTTTAACTCTCCAGCAACAGATTTAACCATTACAGACGCTTTTAATAGAATTTCTAAGGCAGGTAGTCCTGAAGAAATTACTACTGCGTTGAGTGAATACTATGGTTATGATGTTCCTCTTATGGATCAAACCTTTACTGACTTTGGCGGTAACTTAGCTAGTCATAGTGGTAGTTCTACAGAGCGTCTTAAAGAATTTCATTCTATAGTTGAACCTATCTTACTGGAGCAGATACCTTACTTACAGGCGGTTGAAGGGTTATCTTATGAAGATGCTTTGGTAGAAGCATACGCTAGAGATCCTATGTTACAGGCTCTGTACTTTAAGTACGATGTGTCTCCTATCCGACAAACTGAAGATGGGTCTACTTACCTTTACGATCCTTTTAGTTTTAGTGAGATTAGAACTTATGAGTCTAAAGATCCTAATTTAGCTAGAATGGCTACTAATGTTATAGCTGGTTTTGCTTTGTCTGCTTTCTTAGGCCCAGTAATAGGTAAGTTTGTAGGTTCTTTAGGCGCTACAGGTACTACAGGAACAGCATTAACTAACGCCTTAACAAGTGCTTCTGTTGCTGGTTTACAAGGTGCTGACTTAAAAACTGCTTTAACCTCCGGTATGTTTGCTGGGCTAGGTACTTATGCAACACCAGTAGTAACTAATGGTCTTGATGCTTCTGGATTAACTGCTGAAGTTTTAGAGAAGTACGGCATAGTTCAAGAGGACTTTGCAAACGCTTTAGCAAGCGCCACTATGGAAGTAGGAGCAGGAGGTAACGTAGAGGACGCTCTGTTGTCGGCTGCTACAAGTTATCTTCGTAATGCTGGTATACCTGGAGTAGAGACTCCTAAGTTTGTAGAAGACATACGAAATGCAGGTAGGTTTATTGATGACATGGTTCAGTCTGTGTTGCCTGAAGGTTTCTTAGACTCACTAGACTTTGGTAACTTATCTGAAAGTCAAGTAGCAGAGTTTGCAAAACAAGCAGAAGACGCTCTTAGTCTTATTAATGATGCTTATGATGAAGACATAGGTGGTGATCCAAAAAAACAAGATAAAATTATAAAACTATACGACAGAATGATAGATTCTGTTGGCGGTGTAGATAACTTTAACAAGATGACCAGATCTGAAATGATAGGATGGCTTGTTAATAATGGAACACAAGCAGATAGAGATTTTTATTTTAGTCTTTCAGGAGCTTCTAAATACAGAGCTATGTTTAATACTCTTGGTCAAAGAGGAGTAGATAGACCAGCACTAAATATTGATCCTAGCCTATTTAGAAAAGAATCAACTATACTTAGCTTTGATAAAAACGGTAATCTTCTTAGTGATAGTCAACTAGAACAGACAGATGTAGCTTATCAAGTACAACAGTTTGAAGATGGAACTTACGAAGTAACAAAAGATACAGTAACAGTAGACTTAGATCAAGTTCAAACAGGCGACAGTGGCGGTGGCGGAGGCGGTGGAGATTCTTCTTCAGCAGACGGTGGAAGTGGTCAGCCTCCAGCTACAGACACAACTACTCCTACTGATGCTATAGACGGAGGAGGAGCTACTGGAGGCGGTACGACAACTACAGGAGGCGGGGGTACTACATCCCCTACTCCAGATACTACTGCCCCATCCACAGAAGGTGGAGGTGGAGGAGGTGCTGTTGTAGTTTCTGGAGGATCAGACGGAGATACTACCGAAGTAAACACTCCTGCTGCTTCTTCTCAAGCTAACTATACTCAACAAGAGCTAGATGACGCTATTGCAAAAGCCTTAGCTGAAGCACAAAAGAATGACCCTACTGAGTTTGACCAAGCAGATTTAGATGCAGCAGTAGCTGAAGCTGTTAAAGAAGTAATAGAAAATGATCCTACTGATTTTACTCAAGAAGACATAAATACAGCAGTAGATAACGCTCTTAATAAGCAATCAAAAGAATACGAACAACAAATAACTGAGTTAAAGGGAGCAGCAGAAAAAGCTAGAATTAAAGCTGCTAATGATGCTAGAAAAGCTGCTGAAGCTAAAGCAGCAGTAGCAGCAGCTAAAGCAGCTAAACAGTCCAAAGCTAAGATAGCGGCTGCTGAAGCAAAACAAAAACAAGCAGAAGAGCAGGCTAGAAAGTCTGCTGCTGATGCTAGAAAATCTAAAGCTGAAGCCAACAAAGCAGAGGAACAAAGAAGACAAGCGGAATCTCAAAGAGATGCTGCAAAAAGAGCACAAGCGCAAGCTGAAGCTGAACAAGCTAAAGCAGAGGCTGCTAAGGCTGAAGCAGAAGCCACAGCAGCAAAAGCTGTACAAGCTAACAAAGAAGCACAAGATAAAAAAGCAGACGCTGACGAAGCTAAGAGTAATGCAGCTAAAGCTAGAGAAGCAGCAGAGAAAGAGATAGATGCTGCTAGGAAAGCACAGAAAGAAGCAGAAGCTGATGCAGCGGAAGCTAGAGCAGCACAAAAAGCTGCTGAAGCTCAAGCAGCGTCTGATGCCGCCGAAGCCGCGAACCAAGCCGCTAGGGACGCAGAAGCTGCTTATGAGCAAGGGTACGGAGAAGGTGCAGCCTCTACTGGCGCAGGCTCTGATGCTGGAGATGCAGATTCTGGGGATACAGGAACTGGAGTTACTGACGGTGAAGGTACTGGAGGTGGTGTAGGGTCTGGTGACGGCACAGGAGAGGGCACAGGTTCTGGTACAGGCACTGGTTCCGGTAGCGGTGCAGGAGATGGCTCTGGTACAGGAGCAGGTAGCGGTACAGGAGATGGCTCTGGTATGTTTGCAGGATTAGGAGGAGTTACAGGAGAAATTTTTGATGACTACGTTAAGTTTAAGAAAAGTGCCGTAATGCCTACAAGACAAGCAAGACCAAAACTAAAAGGATACACAGCGCCTCCAGTAGGTTTATTTAGGAACATAATATGAGTACGACATACTTAACTATAGTTAATGAAGTCCTGCGGAGGCTAAGAGAAGAAGAAGTTTCTTCTGTTACACAAAACACTTACAGCAAGATGGTAGGTGATTTTGTTAACGATGCAAAGCAAGTAGTAGAAGATTCACATGATTGGTCTACACTACGTACAACTGTTGTGCTGCCTACTGTAGCAGATACTACAGAATATAGCTTGACAAACGCTGGAGAACGTGTTAAAATATATAGTGTCATTAACGACACATCAAACTTTTTTATGCGCTATGAGTCACCTAACTGGTTTAACAATGCTTATTACATTTCTGGTGAAGTAACAGGAAGTCCTGACTCATATACCTTTAGTGGTGTAGATAGTAATGATGATACTAAAGTAAGAGTCTACCCTAAACCATCAGGTGTTTTTTCGTTACGTTTTGATTTAATTTCTAGGGAAGCTGAATTGTCTGGAGATGCAGACACTACAGTTTTACCTAAGAACGCTATAGTACACAACGCAGTAGCTTTACTGGCTAGAGAACGTGGTGAGACAGGCGGTACTACTGCACAGGATTATTTTGCAATTGCAGAAAAATATCTGTCTGATGCTATTGCTTTAGATGCCTATAAGAATCCTGAAGAATTTATTTATACGGTACCCTAATGGCTCAACAAAGACAGAACATATATATTGCTGCTCCAGGCTTTAAGGGTCTTAATACAGCAGATTCTCCTGTTACTCAAGACCCTGCATTTGCGTCTGTAGCAGAGAATGCTGTTATTGATAGGTATGGTCGTATTGCAGCTAGAAAGGGCTTAAACAAGCTCACAAGCAGTGCTACGCCGCTAGGGTCTAGTATTGGTACTGAGACTATCTTTGAGTACGTAGATCAGAGTGGCGATAAAGTAATATTTTCTACTGGTAACAACAAGATATTTACAGGAACTACTACACTAACTGATGTTACTCCTAGCAGTTATACAGTCAGTGCAAACAACTGGAAGATAATAAACTTTAACAATCACGCTTACTTCTTTCAAAGAGGACATGAGCCACTAATTTATACTGATGAGTCTGGCTCTGGTGTGCTTGATAACATAAGCGATCATAGCCACGCAACAGGTACAGCACCACAAGCTAATGAAGCTCTGGCAGCTTTTGGTCGTGTATGGGTTGCTGATGTTGCAGGAAACAAACATACTCTTTATTGGTCTGATTTGTTGAATGGTCATGCTTGGACAGGAGGTTCTTCAGGTTCCTTAGATATTACAACTGTATGGCCTACAGGTCATGATGAGATTGTAGCGTTATCTGAGTTTAATGACTTACTGGTTATCTTTGGTAAGCGTAGTATTCTATTGTATACTGGTGCTAGTTCTCCTGCTAACATGACGTTGCAGGATGTTATTACAAACATTGGTTGTATTGCTAGAGATACAGTACAGTCTACAGGTACAGATTTGATATTTCTGTCGGACACAGGTGTACGTAGCTTAGGTAGAGTTATACAAGAGAAGTCTAACCCTATTGGCAATGTATCTAAAAATGTTAAAGATACATTGATGGAGGCTGTAAATTCTGAAGCTCTAAACATTAAAAGCGTGTATAGCCCAGAAGAGTCTTTTTACTTGTTGTTTTTACCTACCAGTACAGAAGTATATGTATTTGACACTAGAGGTTCTTTAGAAGACGGTAGTTACAGAGCTACAGAATGGGTAGGTAACAAAATACTTTGTGGGGAAAGAGCATCAGACGGCACACTGTACTTAGGCAACATTAAAGGTATAAGTAAGTACGACGGATACGATGATGATGATGACTCGTATACCATGAAATACTTTACTAATCCCTTGTCTTTTGGAGATCCTTCTAAGCTAAAAATGCTTAAAGAGTTATCTTTTACCATTATTGGTGGATCAGGTGCTGTTGTTGTAGGTAACTGGGGATATGACTACACTGAGTCATATACAAAACAATCAGTAAGTATTGCAGCTAGTTTGATTGCAGAGTACGGAGTATCAGAGTACAATGTAAGCACATCAGAGTATAGTGCTTCTATTATTATTGATGTTGCTAAAGTAAAGGCAACAGGATCAGGAAAAGTAGCAACGATTGGACTAGAAGCCGCTATAGATGGTGGTGCGCTTTCGTTGCAGGAACTAAACACCGAAGCTATTATGGGTAGACTTGTATAATGAGTGATTACACAAAGACAACTAACTTTGCAGCAAAAGACAGTTTACCTTCTGGTAACTCTGGAAAGATTGTTAAAGGAACTGAGATTGACACAGAGTTTAACAACATTCAAACTGCTGTCGCAACTAAGTTAAACACTAATAACGGTGCGCTTACAGGCACCACTACATTCCAAACTCTTTCAGACGGCACTATTGCTATTACTGCATTTGTTGATGAAGACAATATGTCATCTAACAGTGCTACTCTTGTGCCTACGCAACAGTCTGTTAAAGCCTATGTAGACGCTCAGATAACCGCAGAAGATTTAGACTTCCAAGCAGACTCCGGTGGTGCCTTGAGCATTGACCTGGATTCAGAGACTCTTACGTTTACTGGAGGCACTGGTGTAGACACAAGCGGCTCTGGTAACGCTGTAACTTTTGCTATTGATAGCACTGTAGCTACACTTACTGGGTCACAGACATTAACTAATAAGACCTTGACAAGCCCTGTTCTTAACACAGGTGTTTCAGGTAGTGCTGTTCTTGACGAAGATAACATGGCTTCTGACTCAGCTACTCATCTAGCTACTCAACAGTCTATTAAGGCATATGTAGATTCTAATGTAACTGCACAGGATCTTGATGTAACTGATGGTTCTTCTACTATTGACATTGACTTAGACTCTGAGTCTTTAAGCATCTTAGGTGGTACAGGTATTGACTCTACTGCTTCAGGTACTGGAGTTACTCTAGCTATTGATGCTACTGTAGCTACTCTAGCAGGCACACAGACGCTAACCAATAAGACGCTTACGTCACCTACCCTTAACACACCTACTATTGGTACTTCGTTTACTATTGGCTCTGCTACTATTACTGAAGCAGAACTAGAGATTTTAGACGGTGCTACAGTAACTACAGCAGAGCTAAATGTACTGGACGGTATTACCAGCACTACTGCTGAACTAAATATCCTTGATGGTGTAACGTCTACCGCAGCAGAGCTAAACATCTTAGACGGCGTTACTTCTACCGCTGCTGAACTTAACATCTTAGATGGTGTCACAAGCACAACAGCAGAGCTAAACATACTTGATGGTGTTACTTCAAGTACAGCAGAACTTAACATCCTGGATGGTGTAACCTCTACTGCTGCTGAACTTAACATCCTAGACGGTGTTACTTCTACTACTGCTGAACTAAATATCCTAGACGGTGTTACTGCTACAACTACTGAACTTAACTATGTAGACGGTGTAACTTCAGCTATTCAGACACAGTTAGATGCTAAAGCTGCTCTAGCTGGAGCTAACTTTACTGGTAATGTAGATGTTGCTGGTACTCTTACTACTGATGCTTTTAGTATTGAAGACGCCACAAGTCCTACGCTTACGTTGAATGATACTACAAGTGCAAACCAAAAGACAACTTTAAGCCACACTGCTGGCGCTTCTGTTCTGACTACAGGAGACAACGGTGTTTTTGGCTCATTCAAGATAGCAGCTTTTGATGGCACATCTACAATTAATCGTTTATTAGTTGCTGATAATGGCGATGTCAGCCTATATGAAGATGGAGGAGCTACCGCTAAATTAGTATGGGATAGCAGCGAAGAGGCGCTTGAGTTTGCTGACAATGCTAAAGCTACTTTTGGCGATGGCTCTGACCTACAGATTTATCACGATGGGTCGAACAGCATAATCACAGACCAAGGATCAGGCACCTTAAAAATACAAGGTGATAGCGCAGTGCGTCTTGAGTCCACTGCTGGCGAAAGATATTTCGTCGGGACAAACAATGGAGCAGCAAGGCTCTACCATGATGACAGCGAAAAACTAGCCACAACCTCCACAGGCATTGACGTAACGGGTACTGCTCTCACGGACGGCCTGACTGTTGATGGGAATGTGTCCGTTGTCAGCGCTTTGCCGCGTATTATTCTTGAAGAAAATGACACCACTGACCTTAACACTGCCATCAGAAACAACGGTGGCGTGTTGAAGATTCAAACGGTGAATGACGCAGCAAACAGCTTCACCGATAGAATGGACATCAACCATTCGAGCGGCGACGTCATCCTGTATGGCCAGATACTCCAAGGAATCACCACAATCCCTACTGGAGTCCAATCCAGCAGGCAGCTTATCAGTTCTAGCGCAACGGGTGCTGAGATCATCGCTTACCGTGAAGACAATGGCGTTGCGGTAAACGATTTTTGTGGTGCTTTCTTGATTGGTAACGATGACAACAGCGGAACTGAAGATCACTTCGCTGGCATGTGGGGACAAGTTTCTACAACTTCTGGAAACATGGATTTGAAATTTGCCGCTGGCAGAGAAAACTATGAGTCAGGATCACCCCACATGACCCTAGACTATAGTGGCAACTTGCTGGTGGGGCGCACGTCAGCGGGTGCTACAGGAAACGGACACACCATCCGTGGTGGCGACAGTGCAATATTTAGTCGTGATTCTAGCGGTGAATCTATGATTGTTGCCAGAAATGCATCAGCAGGAGATATTGTTCGCTTTTACTGTAATGGTGTTGATAAAGGATCTATAAACTTTGACGGCAGTAACACAATTAGTTACACAAGCAGTTCAGACCAACGCCTCAAAGAAAACATTGCAGACGCTGATGACGCTGGAAGCAAAGTAGACGCTATCCAAGTACGCAAGTTTGATTGGATTGCTGATGGCTCACATCAAGACTACGGCATGATTGCTCAAGAGTTGCAAACTGTTGTTCCAGAAGCTGTATGGGCACCCGCAGATCCTGACGAAATGATGGGCGTGGACTACAGCAAGCTAGTCCCAATGCTTGTTAAAGAAATACAATCACTACGCGCTCGCGTGGCACAACTGGAGAACAACTAATGGCTACTTTCACTTGGACGATTTCAACCCTTGAACGCGACCTGATTGGCGACCTAGCGGGTGGGGTCATTGTTGCTCACTGGCGTTGCAATGCAGAGCAGACACAAGGCTCTGGGGATGACGCTATCACCTTCCACGCCACGTCTTATGGAACAGCAGGATTCACGCCAGACCCTTCTGCTGAAGGCTACATCGCCTATGACGATTTGACAGAGTCAGACGTTCTAGGCTGGGTGTGGGGTCAGAGTGAGAACTGGCAGACCAACATCGAAAACAGCCTGCAAGCACAGATTGATGGGCAGATCACTCCCGCCACTGCTGATGGAGTGCCTTGGTAATGCCATACGTAATTGATGCATTTAACATTATCACTGCTCTAGTTGCTCTAGCGTCAGCTATTGCAGCAGCAACTGATACACCTAAAGATGATGCTCTAGTAGCTAAAGCATACAAGATACTGGACATGATTGCACTAAACGTAGGTAAGGCTAAAGACTGATGAAGCAAGATCAGACGCAAACACTTGACTTGGCTTTAGAAGCACTAGAGAAGATAGCTCAACATGAGAAAGAATGTGGTGAACGCTGGGGTGAAGCTACTGCTGAACTTCGGCAGCTTAAAGAACTAGCTTCTGCCCATGCAATGAAGTGGGAGCGTCTGGCTTGGCTTGTTGTTACTGTTGTGGTAACAGGTGCAGCCTCCGTAATAACAACAGTATTGACATAGAGAGAATATAGAATGAGTGATGGATTTCTTACCAGACTAGGCGGATTTGGTGACGCACTAGGTAACTTCTTTGGAGGTACAGGTGGTCAGCTTCTTGGTGCAGGCATATCTTTAGATCAGTTAAGTAGGCTGTCTGATATTGCTGAAAGATCAGCAGCAGGACAGATGCTTGTAGGTGAAGAAGCAGCAGAGAGATCAGCCTTCAAGCCCTTCACAGTATCTACTGGCTTTGGGGGCGTAGCTACTACTCCTGAAGGGGGATTTGCAACTGCATTGTCTCCTGCTATGGCTGCACAACAACAGCAGCTACAGGCGCTTACAAGCGGCCTAATAGGGGGCGCTGGCACAGGACTACCTGATGTATCAGGAATCCAAACCCAGGCTTTTGGTGGTGTTGGAGGCGCTCTGACAGAGGCTATGGCTCCTACAGCGGCTAGAGAAGCTGATGTATACCAAAGAATAAGGGCTACACAGCTTCCTGAAGAGCAACGTCAACAGCTTGCATTACAAGAGCAGTTACAGGCACAGGGACGTACAGGATTACGTACAGCTATGTTTGGTGGCTCTCCAGAGCAATTAGCGTTATCTAAGGCACAGGAAGAAGCTAAGAATGCAGCAGCTTTAGCAGCAATAGGCCAAGCACAGAAAGAGCAACAGCAACAATTAGCAACGGCTGGTACTTTATTTGACATTGGAGGCAGGGCTGCTTTAACACCTTCTAGTGTGGTAGCTCCACAGCTTCAAAATCTACAGGTAGCTCAAGGCTTGCAATACTCACCGGAACAGCAGGTATTGGCTACCTTAACTCCAGGTACTGACTTAGCT